CTCTGATCGTCTATGTATATCAGTTACAAAATTAAGCGTAGATTTAATAGTAAGCATTTCCAAAGGACAAACAATACAATTTAAAAGTTTATGATATTTAAAACCACGCTTCAAAAAAGTTGTTTCTTCCATAGTCTTATATTTCACCATATCACTAACTTTATCAGCGGTAGTAAAAGTTAAGCCTATTTCAGCACAAGCTTCCTGAAACGTAACTCCATTATACCACTCTATAACATTACGTCGAATTAAAGTCCATTTATCATCTCCATAAACACAATCAAAAACATTATTTACATATTCAACAATTAAGGGTGGTATTCCTCTATAGCGTACACTACAAATATAAAAATTATAAGCGCCATAAAATTTATTGATTATACAATTATAATAAGCAGTTATCATGCTTCCTGATGGACAACTATGCGTAGTCATTAAAATTTCATTCATATTTAAAGTAGGACAATAAATAAGCGTACTCAAAAACAAATTAATAAAGGGTAAATCAGAAGTGTCTCCACGAAATTTTCGCATTAACAATTCACCCACCTTAATCTGTATCTGAGCAAGCATACTACCATCATACTCCTTATAATCTCCATCTAAAACTAAACCTCCAAATTTAACACATTTATTGGCCATAGTTTTCCATTCAGTAAAAGGATTAATACCAACCATCATACCATTTTCAAAACGTTTAGATCCCAATTGATCCATCAAATCAAGAAAGTACTCCCTCCCTAAACAGGTTAAAGTGAGAGGTGACATCTTAAAACAACGTGGTTTATCTTTCTTACTAAGGACTCTAAGTTCGTCCTTAAGTGTTTCTGCATATAAACAATCTTTAAGTTCCACACTGTTATTCAAAATGTCCTCTTTAAAAGCTAGCATCCGTTCACGAAATTGTGGTTTGTAACATCCCTCCTTAAAATCCAAATAAGCTTCCTTGTTTTGATCGAAATCATAACCACAAGAAGTATTCTTATTTATTTTCCTCGAAGTTTCAGTACCCAACACAATCTCACGTTCAGAAACTTTTTTAAAAGTAGGTAAAAACGAATCTAAATAATCTAAAGCAAATTTAACAGCACAAGGATTAATATCCTTCAAAGGTTTATATGATTTCTGAGCCAAATCCTTAATAACATTCTTGATTTCCAAATTAGCAGGAACTTTTTCAAAAGGAAAAACACCAGCTACATCAGATAAAACATACTTACTTTTAGTAGGTATGCTATTACCCAATCTAAGAGGGTTATTCAATTTAATAACTGAACAATCCTCTTTACCAGGAATATCATTAAGTACCAAGTCCCTATATCTAAGTCGTTTCTCTTCTACCAAAAACTCACGCAAAGCTTTTAGAGCAATTCTATCCCAAACTCTAGCAATACCAACGGGATTTTTAGACTCGTTGGCACCACTATTACCTGCAATATGCATACCCATTATTTTACCCTGATCATTTGTCAAAAGAGAACCACACAAACCATTAGCAGATGCTTTATAAGAAACAGTATTTGTATTAGAAATAGTAATAGTAGAAGAAAGATCTATATTAAAAGGTAAAGCAATACCCGTTGATAATTGATTTGATAAAGGCAAACAACCATCCACGGTAATCAAAACAAGCGTATTAAGAGGTGGTATTGCTGGATAATCCTCACATGAAGCAATCAAATGAGAAACATCCATAACTAAAGCTGGAACACTACTAGGCAAACGCAAAATACATATATCATTGTCAATTATAACACCAACAATATCTACAGGTATTTTATCATACATAATCATATTCTTTTGATAATCGGAATAAACAGTAGCAAAAACATCATATTCAGATGAATCGTTATCAGGTAACAAAGCATGATAAGGAGATATAATACTACCTCCTGTTAAGAGAATACTAACAAACGATTCTCTAATTACATCTGTCCCTTTTTTAATAACAGAAAAAATGCAAAATTTAACATGTTTTGATAACTTTTCATGAGCGGTAGAAGGTTTATATAAATCAGTTTTATATTTATTTATAACCTTTAAAATACTCTCATACTGTTCCAAAACAGTAGGAATTTCACTATTAGAAAAAATATAATCATAAAAAGAAGAAACAAGCGTAATAATCCAACCACCAATAGCTGCGAGAAATAACATATTAGACATGGCATTAACACCTTTATAAACACCATTAAGAAAACTTAACTTTGAATTATTAACAGCAGCGATATTCAAAATATCAGCAGATATATAAGTAATCAATCGAGCTATCAAAACAGAAAAATTAGAATTAAACAATAAAGAAATTGTATTGCGAAAAGCAGATAAAACACTAACAGCTTCAAAAAATTGGAACTTTAAACCCTTCATCACATTCTCACAATTAAATGTATCAACCTTCTGACTTTCAAGTCGCTTCAATTCTATCTTGGCTGCAAAAATTTGCATAAACCAACGATAATATGTAACCTCATAATCATCATCAAGTATATCATCCAAATCCAAAATCGGTGACAAATTAGGTAAAACTTTAGCTACTTCAGGAGCAAATCCCTCTACATATTGACCTGAAACAAGATCAAAATATCGATAAACTAACTCACCCTTAGAGCGAGTCCTACCTTTATCATCTACAATAAGCGTAACATTGCGATAATCTATAATATCACAACGTCTAAATAAAGCATTAGGTTCAGCTATACCATCATCCCTCTGAAAACGAAGTCCAGATAACTGATTAGTAGTACAAAGTAAAAATTGAGAAGTCATAAACTTGGTTTGTTTAAGTTCAGCATTAGCACATGGAAGACCATACTTAACAGGTGAAACTAAATTAACAACAGTAGTCCATTGAGAGGGACCCATCTGACCAACATCATCCATAACAAAAACATCTTGATTATTATAATCATCATAAAAATCTTTAGAAACACGAATATTAGGTGTAACATGCGAATAAATAGTTTTATTAACACTTTGAAATAACTTAATTAAACGAAGCAAAGTTTGAGACTTCCCACATCTAGGAGGTCCCTGTAAAACAACACAAATAGGTTCTAATCGAGTAATATCTCGGTTAGCACTAACCAATTTGAAAATAGAAGAAAATTGTAAAAGTAAATTTTTAATAGCATTATTCCGTTCGAAATAATTCTTAGAATCAATTTTATGTAATTTTAACTTTTCATTAAAACTTAAAACTTCTTCCTGAAAAGCCAACTCATTACCAAGCTGAGGTTTATGTGCAAAACGAGAAACAATATTTTCAATAATTAATACAATAGATGCATGTTTTCCAAAGCATGTATCATCAAGAAGTTCATAAATAAAAGCTATAGCTGTCTTAGGAACAACAAATTCTATATAACTTAAAAGCCAATAAAGTATACGAGACAAATAATTCATTAAACGAGCATAATACATAGTATCATCAGCTAGTTTAGTAGAAGTAAACAAAGACATATTTTTAATAATTTTAGCTAAAGGATTTGGTAAAAATGAAAATAAAGTAGCAAGAGGTAAAGCATCAAAAGATTGAAACTCAATATCCGTAAAACGTCTATTATACGTTTCATATTCAGATCGATCACAATATAAATCTCGAGCCAAATTAGAAAAATCATCACTACTATCGTCATCATCAGAATACAATTCATCATCCGTATTTTGTGCGGATGAAAAATCATCTAATTGAGACCCTGCATCTGGTTCAGAATCGGAATCTGGATCAGATGTAAGTATAGTAGAATCATCATCATCTACACTATTACCACAATTACAAGTATTTGTGGAAACAGTGCGTCTCTCCTCTTGATCAAAATTCACCAATTTACGAAAAACATCAAAAATATTAATAATTAAAGCTGTAATGTTTATTAAAGATAAACCACTACTAATAAGAGCAAAACTAGATACTAAAGGAGCAAACAAAGAAGATAATAAGACAACATATTTAGCGAGCGTAGGTACTTTTAAAATTACATTTTTAACAGTACCAAACATTTCAGAAACCTTATTAACAACATCTTTCACAGAATGAATAGCATTTCCAATATTCGAAAAAATTCCCTCATGATGAATATTTTGTTGCATAACATAACGATATTTACTACCTTTAATATACACAATTTTACCTTTCAAAGAGGAAAAAACTTCTCTAGTAACAGAAACTTCAACATTATTATTATATATAATAAAATATTTTGTGTTAACATTATTAACACGCAAAGCATATTTAAAACAAACACAACTCTTGTTATTTTTACGAACAAAAGTAGTATAATTATCTACATTTAAAAAACCACTAGAAAAATCATGGTATAATTGTGCACGAGCTTGTGCACAACCACTACAAGATCCTATCTCAAGATCACGAGCAATATTATTTAAAAGCAAAGAAGAAACATTGACAGTGGCTTCACTATCAACGCTATTAAAATTTTTCTCTCTATCAAAACGATAGGAAGAAATACAAGGCTCAACAATTGGGCTAGACATACAGTGGTCGGTTCCACTGCAACTAACTTTATCATCAAGTAATGGTGTATGGGCATTAGGCAAAGTTTTTACAAAGTTGTAATTCATGGTTATATAATTAAGATAATACATGATCCCACAAACGTGAAAGTAAGGGTGAACTAAAGACAGTGTATTCTTCTAAATCTGCCTGACACAAAGGCTCTTAGGCAATAAATTAAAACAAAAATGCTTATAATGTAGAATAAAAATAATCCGTAGAAAACCTTCTCTTACGAATATACCACAGTTCCAAATAATAAAGGGTAAGAAACAACTTAGAATGTGAGTGTCGAAT